CTAGGCCGCAAGCGCAATTCGCGGCTTGTCGCCTTCGACCATTACGATTTTCTGAAGCCGTAGAGGCAGGTTCGATGTGGGAGCCGTGACGCCAAAACCGGGGCGGATCGAGAAATATGTGTTGAATCCGTTTGCATCGATATCGGCGTCGATGAGGATGTTATGAAAGACCGCCATCATCCACCCACCTGTCACCTGATCGCCAGCGCCGCCGAAGTGCAAAGCAGCTCCAACCAGCGTCCGGACAGAGCCGCCCGACTTTACGACCCAGTTGATCGTTGGGCTGCGCTGTCCCGCCACAGTGTAAAAAAGGATGGCGACGGTAACGCGCTTACCCAAGAGCGGGGTCAGCTCGGTTGTGCGGATGTACCGCACCATGCCCGCAGCAGCATTGCCGTTGGGCACCATGGAAAAAGAGTGGGCAAAACCCGGCCACTTAACGTTGGTGTCTTTTGTCGCCGTCGCTGGAGCCTGTGCGCTCCAATTAAGGGGCACAGCGCCGGTCCAGTTCGAAAAATCCGGGTTCACATGCAAATTGGTTGCCGCTGTCAGCGGCCATGGTGCGGTCATAAATCCGGCAACCGGGGTCGAGCCCCGATAGCTGGCGATGAGGCAATCCGCTATCGCAGCATAGCCCGCGTCATTGGGGTGAGTATCGTCCAGATACCAGTCGCTTGGCTTGCCCGCGTCCATGAAAACCTGATGCGTGTCGATGACCATGATATCGGTCAGCGATGCGCCGATCTCTAGAATTGCCGCCCGCACCTTGTCGTAGCCAGTGCTGCTACGCTTTGGATTTTGGGTGGTTATGATCTGCGGCACGCCCGGCCATTTCAGGCAGGTCATCCCGATTGGACCAAGGAAGCAGGATTTGCCCGAGACGTACCGGACATCGCCGCCCGAAAGCTCGAAACTCTGCATGTTGTGGCCCTGATGCATGATGCAAAGATCGGGCGTGGGGATCGCCAGCGCGGCGGCGCGCTGATCGGCAAACATGTAACCTGCCATGCCACCCGGCAGTGAGGCGAGATAGACGGCGAGCGTGCCGCGTGTGCCGATCCGGAGCGTAACTGGATCGGCGTAAGCCTTGGGGCCGGTGGCGGCGTTAGTCTGCCATTCCGCCCACCGGTAGATGATCACCGTGGCATCATGCATCTCGCCAATGGCCCGCACCAAGCGATAGAAAATGCCCGTGTCCGGATAAGCTGTGCTGTCGCCATTTATGTGTAGTACGGCGTTTTGCCCTGCATTGAGCTTGGCGTGCATTGGCGACCATGCGTTGACGCCCCGAACGTTGGCGACAAAGGTTCTGCGGCGCACGCGCTTGCCATCCGTCGCCTCGACGGTAATGGTCGGTGCCGGTGTCGTCTTGTGATCAAGCGCCGTCAGCCCGCGCACAAGGTTGTTGCCGGAAAGGGCAAAACGGCCTCCGGCGTCATCGATCAGCGTGAATGTCCAGGACATACCAACCTCCAAGGCAGAGAGCACATCGCCTGCCTGCGCTGTCTCGTTAAAATTCAGATTGGCAACAGAGAGGGCCGCTGCCGCGTCATAGACAGAAAGCGCGGCAAGCACGTCGCCTGCCTGCACGGTCTCATTAAAATCCAGCGTCGAAATCTCGATGATCGCGGCGGCAGTTCCTAACGCCGTTGCGACTGACGGCAGACCAACTGGCAACGCTATCGGGATCGTGATTGGTACCGAAAGCCCGTTCACTCGCCACTCCATGCCTTGATGGATTTTCCGTCGCCGTTGCCCGACATATCGAGGCACACGAGCGGGCATTTGGCGAAGCGCAGCATGGGCGGCGCGGTGCTGGCGCGGATCGTGCCGAGTACGACCCACGGCGCGTTAGCATCCGCACGACCTTTGATATCGACCCGGGCCTTGGACCCCTGCGGGATTTGCGCCTGCACCGTGAAATCCCCCGAAGGGCTGAACGGCGCGGCAACGAAAACGGCGGCTGTAGTGTTGATATGCTCTGTCATGCGGCTGCTCCTTCAGTCCACATGATCTCGGTAACAGCGTCGGCCGTAGCTGCCGCAAGGACGCGGGCGGTGAGCTCATCGAGCGCTGCTTGGCACCTGACTACAAGCGCCTTGCCGTCGCGGCCTGCCTGCTGGATTTGCGGCGCACTGTGCGCTTTGTAACTCCACACGTTAGCAGCATCGCAGACCCAGAACGGCGTTTGCCAATCGGGTGGCAAGTTCGGCATAAAGCTGTCCGTCACCGAACCCATCAAGTTGATTTGCGCCTTCATATCGCTCGGGTAAGTATGAGCAGCACCGAGCGCCGACGATTTGAAGCCGCCAGTGATGGTCGCTTCGCAAGCAGCTCTCAAAACTTCAACACGAGCGGCTTTGACTATGTCGAGAAGCAATGGCCCCTGCCATCCAGGTACGGCAACAACCCCCGAAATCACCTCGAAAAGGGTATGATCTACCACCAGTTTTCCGTCTTCGTACGAGGCCGTCTCACCCAATGCGAAATGTCGGGCCAGCAGCGAGACATCTTCGGGTGACAAAACCAGACTGTTACTCATCAGGGGTCTCCTACGCTGCGCCGAGACGAGCGGCGCTCAGGGTGTATTCATCGAAAGTTCGGGGTGAGCCTGTGGTCTGGATCAACTGAAACCGCACCACGTCACCAACGACCAAGGGAACGACCGCGCTACTGGCGGATCGGCCATAGGAAAGATCGTTATTGGTCTGGCCCCCATCGGAGCAAAGAGGAAGGTTGTTAAGGGTGATGCGTGTTGCTTGGCCAAAGGTCCCAAGTCCCAACTCCGCAGCAGAAAGGGTAACTATCCAAAGTCCTTCATCACCTGCGCCAATGGTCAATACGCCGCCAGAGAAGGTAGATGCCCCTCTAAAATTTGTTGGGGCCGCCGAGTAACTTGACAGGGTGGTCCAGACATCAGCGGGGATCGACTGACTGCCAGACCGTGCCGACATGTAACTAGGACGCTCTTTCGCCAGAGTTTCGGGGGTGACAAAACGATTGTTGACCTGGCCGGAATTGACTTCGCTTTGGGTTGCGGCAAGAGACGTATAAACACCGGCAATTCGAACAAAGATACGGCCGTCAGGCAAGCCAATCCCGTGCCCATCTGGCGGAGAAATGTAATTCCAGCCACTACCTGTCCATTCAGCAAGTTTGCCGACGTTGGCCGCCCAAATGCCCGTTGCGTTAGAGGGAACCACGTACGTATCGCCCAGAAGCGGATTTCCCGGAGCACTGGAGAGCGTCATAGACGCAACGGGAAGCCACGGCAGGCGGGTTAATTGGCTCATCGGCACTTTGCGGGTTTCGACCCACGCACGCGTTGCAAAGACAATGGAAGGATCGACCAAAAGCGTCACATTGGCGTTTTCACCAATGATGATCTGGAATTCATAACGGATGTCTTCGAGCTGACCTTCAAGTGCGGTAGGCTTGTACTGACTGACGGGCTTTGCCACTGCGATCATCGATCCGGCCTGATCGAAAATGCCGAACTCGCGCATCCACCAGCCACCGGCATTGGTCGGAATGATCGCCGTCACCAGAATGGCGGAGGGGTTATCAGGATCGGTAACGACGCTTTCGACCGCCGTTCGCCAGACCTCGCGGACCAGCGCCGTGCTGGCGGCGGTCGGATTGGTTTCGGCCCCGTTGCCGTCACCGATGGCAAAATGGGTGATAACGACAGGATCGCCACCAGCAGCACTCTGTGCCAGTTTGATCTTACCGGTATTGGTGACGAGCGAAAAATAAGCCTGCGCCATGCCTCAAGCTGCCTTTGCGTTGATGCGGATCGAGCGGAGCGCATAGGCTCCGGTCCCCGCGAAGGTGGAAATCGAATAGGCCGCGTCCCCGAGCTGCGGAGCCATGATGCGAACGGTGCGGCCACGCCGGGACGCCGCACCAAGACGGAGGGTCGCTTCGCCTCGCACGCCGTACTGGATGGCGATGTCCTGACTGTGCCGCTTGGCGGCGGCGATGATCCGCGCCGCCGCCTTCTGATTGGGCAGATCAAGCGGTGCATGGCCGTTGATGACGGTATCGTTGATGAACAGAACGACCTTGTGCGTATCGTGATACGCCTTCGGCTCTTCCTGCCACCATTGCGTCCAGCGGGCAGAAACGCCGATGGTTTCTAACGCCATCTTCACGCCAGCCACGGTCCCGCGCATGGCGTGAATTTCCGGAGCGGCGTCGATCATGGCGCGCAGCAAATCCTCACGCATGTCCGGAGAGATGAAATCGAGCAATGCGGCTTCCACAACCATGATCGGCAAAAGGGAAGCCGGTGCTGTCAAGGCGTCCTGAACGACAAGGGTGGACGGCCGGAAGGTTGCGAGCGTCTGCGACAACGCCTCAATGAAATCGCGGTCGCGCTGATCGCTGATGCCGGGAGGCACAAGGATGGCAGGAATGAAATCACTCATTCGGCACCACCACGATATTGACGACAAGCGATGCCAGAACCGGGAACTGGTGGGCGGCAAGGTCGGTGAAATCAAAGCTGGTCAGCTTGGCGTCCGCGACACGCGGCATGGCCTTCAGCGCTGAGGTGATGACGGACGGCGCGATCTGCGGGCCAAGCTCTTGTGTCCACGGCTGGAATGCTGCTTGCGCCACGCTTTCGAACAGCGCCTGTTGACCGGCCGCCGCCTCGCGAACGCGGACCGTCAGCGCCATGTTGAAATTGACCGGCTCCGGAGAATGGACAACGACATAATCACCCATCGGGCGGCGGGTGTTCGGATCGAGGTAGGCGAGGATTTCCGCCTTCAGCTCATTCGATGGAAGACCGGTTTTCATCAGCGGGTAAATATCGATATGGCCGGGTTCCGGCCGGATGACCGCAACGTCCACGATCTCCGGATTGACCGCCATGACATGCTCGCGATAGCCGTCACGCGGACCGGCCTTGCTGATGGTGTGAAGCGCATTGGCGGCGCGCAGACGAAAACGCTCTTTCTCCTCGATGTCGGTCCCGCCCGAAATATCCGTCAGATTGCTGGCGCTGGCGACGAATGCGACAGGATCAAGAATATCCGTCACCTTGCCGATACCCAGACCGTTCCATGTCGCGCCGGTTGCCGTCGCTCTCGCGCCAACGGTCGCCGCCAGCATCCCGGCCGGAATGACGAGATCCGAATCGGTGGCGAAGGTCACGGCATTGCCAGCACCGACGCGGGTGCCTTTCGGGATTGCCGTGTCGAGCAGGCGAACGGCGGACAGGCGAAACTCGATGGTGGTGACGGCGGCTTGCGCAAGAAGGCGGAAGGTCGAGACGTTGGCGGCGCGGTTTTCAAGGTGGACGCCTTCAGAGAAAACGACAGTGTTCTGAAGAACGCCGGTCTGCGCCGCCTCGTTCAGAAGCGACAGGGCGTAAGCCGCGACTTCGATCAGGTACATTTCCGTCTGCGCCGGATAGAGCGTGCGGTTGGCAACCTCTTCGAACTTCGCCTTGAACTGCGCCTTCAGCACAGAAGGATCACGCTCGAAGAACTCGGGAGCGCCATTGGCGCGCAGTTCTGCAAGGGTCCGCTTGACGGGATCAGCCATTGTAAACGACCTCCGTTACCTGAAGATCGTCCAGCACGGACTGAACCGGCCGCCAGAAAACCTGTGTCTGGAAATGCGAAAATTGCACCATGCCGACCACAACACGCTCGACGGTGACACGCGGCTCCCAAATCGTGATCGCGTCCCAAATCTCGCGGGTCAGATAGGGAATGCCGATATCCGGGTGCCGATCGATGGAGCCGAGAATATCGACGCCTTTTTCCGGTTCGGTCGGAACCGAGTATTTCGGCGTCAGGATAAGATTGGTGATCGACTGCGACAGGTCTTCGACCGCCGTGACGATCTCGCCATAGGTGTCGGGCGCAATAGCGGTCTGAGGATCGGCGCGGCCGACCTTCATGGACCAATGGCGGTGGGTGATTTTATCCTTGTCGATCATGCGGAGACAGTGCCGCACGCCACAAACAAAAATGACCGGAACTCGGTTCCGGTCAGGCTTGCCGATCAGCTATCGACAGTGGCAGAACTGTAGCGGGAAATCGGGAAAAGGGCAAGGGAATGAAGTTTTTGCGCTGGATGTGGGATAACTGGGTCAAGATCGCGTTGAGTGTTGCGACACTCATCTACTTGCCCTTCGCCTTCATGCTCATCGGCGATACAGAGGCCTGCGCACCTGCCGTGGCTAGTGATCGTGAGTTTTGGGAGTTCTACTATCGTTACCTCGCTTGCCGCCCTGTAAACGAAGTGGGCGACACTCTGGCAGGTTTTTTTGCCCCTCTCGCGTTTTTGTGGCTGGCTGGCGCTGTGTACATACAGTCCCAAGAACTCTCAGCGCAACGTGAAGAATTAAATGAAACGCAAGAGCTTATGAAGCAGCAGCTCATTGTCGCTCAAGAGCAGGTCAAAGAGACAAGGGCATCGACAAGTTTGTTCGAAAAACAGACCGCCATCTTGGTGGCTGAACACGAGAAGCGGCTTCAGGACGCCTCTAACAAGGAGTTTGATGAGGATTTAAACCTATTTTTCTCTCAACTGAAAGGGCTAGCGGACGGACTTCGTCTGACGGTTTACTATTTTCATGATGACTTCCAAGTTGGTCCTGAGCACCAACAACTTTACTCCGCCCAAAGCACTGGCGTGTTTACCGCCGCATACTCATTTCCGACAATCGAACACTCTATCGACACGTTCGTCATTCGCCTGCAGGGACTAAATTCTAACTTTGGTATTAGGCACGATGGCCCCGCAATTGAGTATTACGCGAATAGTCGAACCGATTTTTACGTAATTCTTGAGGCGTTGAAGCGTTTAGTGGACCGCATTCCCGACCTATCACCAGATTATAAAATCCGAGCAAAAGCCTACAGAGTTGAGTTCACTTTTCACACACTTGAGGGCTTTTTGAATGCGATTGATGAAGAATATAGACGTTTCGAGCGCCAGCTCGGCACATATGTTTTTCCGGCATCAGGTACAGCCGCGATGTGAGCATGGTCGCTTCCCATATTCTTGCCGCCTCAGTCGCATTCCCATTTAGATGCTCCGGAGATCAAGACCGCGCCGCATCCGCAGATATCGCCGTCGCGGGCGATGGGCGCTCCCTCGCAACTGTACTTTCCCGAACCCGTGACAATTGGTGTGACGCCATGGCCGGGAATTGGGCAAGAATGCATATCGCCTTTCCGGGCGATCAATGCTCCTTCGGCGGTCCAGTTCGCGGCGCTGGTGATCACGGTTCCGCCATGCGTGGATGTATCACCAAGACGAACGATCTTCGGCATCAGGCAAGGTGTCCTTTCGCGGCCTTGACGGTGAAGTCGCCCGCCGCCTCGATATTGACGCTGCCGGGTGTCTTGAGGTCCAGATTGCCGCTGCCCGTTTCCAGTCGCACATAACCGCCAGCAAACAGCAAAACGACCTGATCATTGGCGTTTCCCGATGGCGCATCTTTGGCATTGTAACGGGAGCCTATCACACAGCCGCTTTCGCCCTTCGCATCCATGGCGCACCAGACCTCGTCTTTCTCACCGGGCATCTGGAAGGCGGAAACGCCAGTCGATGATTTGGCGAGCACGTCGATCCATTGCGTCACCAGCTCGTCTTCGTCCTCAAACTGGACCTTGACACGCATCGTCTTCGGATCTCGGTCAACGACGATCCCGCGCCGTGCGGTCGGGTTCTGCCCGTATTCGCTATCGCTTCGCTTTGACAAGCTCTGCCCCCGTTGTATAGCCGCTGCGGCTCATGGTGTGTCTGGAACTGTCTATGACCAGAAGCGCGTCATAACGACCGAAACCGCTGGTCTCGACCACGACGCCGGCGACGGCCGAAACATTGCCGACCATCTCTACCGATCCGGAGAGTGATTTCCGATTCTTGCGATGCAGGCGTGATTTCGCGAGCTTTTCGGCCTGCGCGGCATTCTCGACCCGTTCCCCGGTGATATTGAGCACGTCGCCAGTTGTTACGTCGCTATCCTCGACTTCGGCTTCGATCTTGGTTTTCTGGTTCTCGTCCATGGCCGTCACCTTGGCCTTGGAATAGGTTTTGTCGGTCTGGAAGCGAAAACGGTAATCCAGCAATTGCAGCCCGAGCTGCGCATGGCTGATCGTCAGGGCGGCGGCGCGCCCATCTACGGATTTGATGCTCGTGAAAATCGCCCGTTTGGCCCGCACGCTGAAATAATGCCCGGTGTCTTCGGCAAGTCGCGTTAGAAACTCTAGGTCGCGTTCCCGGCGCTGGGTGACACGCTGGAACATTTGCTCCTCGATGTCACCTTCGACCGACAGACTGTTTTCGCCCGCGACCTTTTCCACGATCTGACGCAACGACTGTTTTTCGAAAGCGCGGGTTTTCTGTGTCCGGAGTGGTTTCGAGATCGGCGCGGCAAGCCCGCGTATCGTCATGGTATCGCCGCCACGGTTTCCGGCGGCTTCCGGTTCATCCATTTCGAAGGTGCCGCAGGGCAATTCTCCGCCCAAGCCATCGTAAATGGTGAGCGTCATGGTGTCGCCCTTTTCAGGGAACCAGCTGTTCTTCCAGAGGCCGTCCTTGTCCTGCACGGTCACATCGATTTCATCGATCTCGCCATGGGCCTTGTCGGTATAGGTGATGGACGTGGTCATGGGCTTGATATCTGATGAGATATCCACGCCCCTGTAGATCAGCGAGAAATAAGGTTTCGTCGCCATGGTCAGACACCATAATCCGGGTTGTCGCGCTTCCACGGCGGCAACAGGCTGGTGTTTGCGGCCTCTTCCTCAATGACCGGAATTTTAAGCGCAACACCCTGCGGAAGCAGAAGCGGCTGCACAGCCAGGTCATCAAGGATCAGGTGCCGGTTGGCCTCAAGAATGACCGTCTGTTTGTACTGGTCACCGTAATAGCGATAGGCCAGCAAATCCCATCGGTCACCGGCAATCGTCTTGTGCTCGAAATATTCCCCCGTCAGCTTCACCGTCATTTGCGTACCTGCGGATTGGTGGTGGCACTGCCGGAGAGAGCCGTGGCCCGGCTCTTGGCGATGGAGGTCAGTTGCTCAAACAAGCCGCCAGCCAGCGGGTCTTCCAGCAGGCCCATGGTGGCCTCAATTCTAACGGGACTGCCACTGCGGTTCGTTTTGATGATACCAACCGACAGGCTTTCGATCACATAGCGCTTGCCGGTAAAAGTGCCGTCGCCAAGCGACAAGGGCAGCGGCGACTTGATGGCGAAGGCGATTTCCAGTTTCGCCCGCTCGGCAGCCGGGTCGCAGAATTCCTCAGAAAAGAAGAAGCTGAAGGACTGCGTATCGAGTTCTTCGCCAATTTCCTGAAGAGCCGGTTTGCCCCGCGTGGTGGCGTGCTGGACGAATGTGCCCGCCCGCTCGATACCGTGCGACACGGGACCGGTCAGGGGCGCAACGCCAAAGGGAATGGAGCCGAGCAGATAGATCATTGCCTCATGTCTCCCTTCGGCCCCTGCGGCGATCCTCTTCTTCCATCATGGCCGCAAATTCCCGGCCGCTTTCTCGTAGCGCCTCCAGCACAGCCTGCTTGACATCGGCGGGCGCACCGGCTCCGGCCGGAACCGTCACAGATGGCTGGAAATTGTAGATGTTACCGGAGCCACCCGACGCAGCGGACTGGACGGAAGCGCGGGCAACTTGCGCACGGGCGGCGTCAGCGCCGGTGGATGCAGTGGCGACGTTGGGCGCGGAGATCGCGGCGGCCGCCATGGTGGCGGCGGTCGCAGCACGCATGGCCTTCACCATCGGTTCTGCCCGGATCGACCCGGCTATGGTCTCGCCAAACTTCAGGCGGTGAATATCCGAAAGCGGTCCAATCTTCGCAGGCGAGGACGGCAGATGATCGCGTATCGTCTGCGTCATGCGCTGGATTTCTTCGACCACAACAGCGGCACGCGCCCGCATGCCCGCCGCCATGGTGTCCATCAACGCTGCGCCCTGATCGTAGAACGATACCCCGGCAAGATAGCTACGGACCTGCCCGATGACATCGGTGATCGACGGCACGAGTTTGGCGGCTGCGGCGTCCAGCTCGGCAAGTTTCTGCATGGCGACGGTCGCGTTTTCGCGCAAAGCAACGGCGTCCGTCATGGTGACGGGCGCGGCTGGCGTTTCAGCGGTATCATCACCGCTGAAGCTCAAAACGGATTTGACCTTTTCCCATGCTGCTCCAGCTCGGGCGGCTGCGCCGTCGATCAAGCCGCCAAGCGCATCGGAAATCCCGGCCCACGACTTCTGGATCGCCTCGACAGGAGACCATTCGAACAACGCCTTGATCCGCGACCAAACGGCGTCCACAGCCGCAAACGCGCTTTCCACCGCCCCTGTTGCTGCCGTGGACAGGCCAGCCCAAAGCCTCGAAATCGTCTCGACAGGAGACCATTCAAGGACGGCTTTAAGATTGTTCCATGCCGCCTCTACAAGGGCGCGTAACGCTTCAATACCCATTGCGGCGAGTAGCTGGTGGGCATCCCAAAGCTTGGAAAGAACGGGCATAGGATCAAAGCCGATCCAGCCCTTGACGGTGTTCCAGGCATTGGTCGCGGCATTGGCCATCGAGTTCCAAAGATCGATAAAGAACGCCTTGATTGGCTCCCAATTGAGATAGATCAGCGCTGCACCGGCGACGATGGCGGCAATGGCAAGCGCAATGGGATTGGCCATCAGCGCCGCACTCAACATCGATAGGCCCATGGCGATCTGGACGAGACCGGCAGCTGTGGAAATCAGGATCGGCGCGAAGGCCATACCCGCGAGAATAGCAGCAAGGCGCTCCCAGCCGCCGACATATTCAGCAGCGACAGAAAGGTATTCGCCAAGGCGTGAGAGCACCTGATAGACGCCGGTGGCGAATTCCCATGCCGCAGTGAGCACTGTCACAAGGCGGTTGCTGATGTAGGTCGCCCATTGTTGTAGGGTGCCATCGTCCGCCATACGGTTGACAGTGGCGAGAACCAGCTCAAGTTTTGACTTCATCCAGTCGAAAAGACCGGCGTTCATTATGGCGAGCTGGAATTGCATCCACAGATCGCCAAGGTTGGAAATCATGCCCTCCCATGTGCGGGATAGCTTGTCCATCGCTCCGGAAAAGCGATCAGACATAATTTTTTGCAGTACTTTCTGGATGCCGCCGGGGTCCGATGCCAGTGCCTTGGCGATCCTTTTTTGGCCGTTGATGGTGTAGGAGTACGCGATCTCATCGCCATCTTTGGCGGCACGAATACCAAATTCCTTCAGGCGCTCATTCTCACCTGTCACGGCGTCGGCGATGGCTTCCACCGCCTGTTCGAGCGGCTTCCCCATCGCGGCGGAGGCATCACCAAGATCACGAAGTAGACCGTTAGTGGGGTCAAGGCCATACGCTCGCAGCTTCACAAAGCTGTCCATAACGCCGTCCAGTTCGTACGGCGTTTTCGCGGCGAAGTTGGTCACCCACGCCATCGCATCTTTCGCTTTGGCGCTGGAGCCTTCTGTTGTTTCGAGAATGGTCTGGAATTTTTCGAATTTTGATGCGGTGCCGATCAGTTGGCCCGCAGCCAAACTAGCAGCTCCGACCGCGACGGTCGCAACCCCTGCGGCAAGCGCCAGTCCCCGAAAGGTTTTTCCGGCTCCGGAGGCAACTTGCCCTAAACCCGATTTAGCTAACGCAATGGTCTTATTGTGCAGAGCAACGGTCGCACGGGCGGCGGCCTGCGCACCTGCAACAACGCCGTTGTAAGCCGACCGGGCGATGGAGCCGATTTTTGAAAGTGCAGATGCATGACGTTCCGTCGCCCGCGTGGCACCGGCTGAAGCGGCAGCGCCAGCTTTTGCACCCGCCCGCATGGCCTTCGCCGTCTTGTCTTCGGCGGCCTTGAGCTTGTTCATGATTTTGCTGGCGCGATCCACGCCCTCGAAAATCATCTGGAACTTCATGCGCGTGCGTCTCCGGTCGGGACGGAATACCCCGGACCAGAGATCGCATTTTATCCTGAGGGAAATGACCGGAACTCGGTTCCGGTCAGCCTTTGCCTGAAGCTGCTTTTATCGCTTCGGCCTTCGCCTCTTCCAAGGCGACTGTTTCTTCATACCAGAAACAGAATTCGTCTTCATTCATGGCATCAAGGTAACGCTCTGTCCAGCCTTGCTGCACCATCATGACGTGCTGGGCCGGATCGGACAGTTTTACTTCGTCTGCGTCGTCCCGTTTCCCTCGCCATCTTCGCCAGCGCCTTCTGCTTCATCATCGCCGCCGAAGACTTCACCGATCAACTGGAGCGTATCGCCAGCGGACAGAAGCTCGGAAACTTCGGTGATGTTCAGCTTTTCGCCTTCGAAGAGAACAGTTTCCGCAACAAAGGCAACCTGCGCCTTGGCATGGTCGCGCTTGGCGATGCGCTGTGCTCGCATCCACTTGCCGTGATTGATGAACTTGGGCACCGTGCAAACGACGCCACTTTCATCCAGTGTGACGGTGCGGTTGCCGGCGTTGGCATCCTTGTGGGCCTTCAGCTTAGCGCGAACGCCGGTCAGTTTGACTTCTTCTGCCACGGTTGTCTCCTGTGTGACGTTAGAACTTGAAAGAAGGGCCGCGCCTCTAACGCGGCCCGATAGTCAGGAAGGATTGCCGCGTCAGCAGCGCATGCGGGTTTCGATGAAGTTGAGCGCGTCCGTCTTCAGGCTTTCGGCATATTCAGGGGCAAGAGGGTGCGCCGTCCTGACTGCCTGATGCCAGGGCGTGAATTCGTCCACCTCCATGGACGCGACGGTGACCGGGGAAACATGCATGACGAAGGGGCCGAAATTGTCGGTGCTGACGATAACGCTGTAGAAATCGCTTCGGCTTTCCGTCGCGGCCGGGACCGGCGACGTGAAGAATAGAGAGGCGAGCACGAAGGTCGCCGCGCCAAACAGCGCCAGATAAGGAATTGAGAGATATCGCTTTACCATAGGTTCCTCAGAACGGGTTCAAGGTGTGCCCGGACGCGCTATCAGCGCGGCCAGACGTCTGCGCCATTGATGCGGTAGATATTGCTCCACGCATCAAATTCGATAATCGGGGTTTCGCCGCCATAGACGGACTGTTTGAAGGAGCTGATGGAAATATCGTGCTCCTGCCCGAGATTTTCCCCGAGCTTGGCGGTGCGGCCGCCCGTCTTCATCATCTGGAAGCCGATATGGGTGATCAGGGTATGGGACTGGTTGCTGTTCAGTCCTTCGCCATCGAATACATCGACATAGGAATGAAGCTGGAGCTTGTTCACCTTGGTCGGATTTAGGATGTTGCGGGACACTTCCTCATCCAGCCATTCGAAGGTGATCTTGCCGTCAATCGCCTGCACCGGGCGACCGGGCAGCTTGAGGACGCCGATCATGCCGAGCGTCTGGTGTTCGATCTCGGCATGGGCGATTTCGCCCATGTCCAGCTCCGCCACGCGACCGCAAACATCCACCTCGTTGATGTAGCAGTCGGACTGCGTGATCTGACCGATTTTACGTGCCATGGATTATGCCTCCTGTCAGGCCGCGAGCGAAAGCGCGTTGGAGATGAATTTCGTATCGACATAGGAGTCGATGGTGATGCGCTCCATGACCGAAATCGGGTGGCATTCGAGCCGGTAAAAGAACTTCCCGTCCGCGATCTGCTCAGCAGTGTTTTTCTGCCGGTCGAAGCGGAAGGTGCCGCCGTAGATGGCGATATCGGTTTTCGAGCGCAGATAGGCGTTCACGCCTTCTTCTGCCGCTTCGACGGTCATGGGCGAACCGAGACGATCCACGTAATTCATCGTGTAGAAGATGATCGCCTCGTGGATCATGTCGAGGATGCGGCGGGCATGAATGAAGTTCTCGACATGGGACGAGGTCGGGAACGCCGTCGAGCGGTTGCCGAACACCCGGATGCCGGTTGCGAAGGATCGCATGGCGGTGACGATACCGGCTTCGTTCAGGAAGTTGGTATCGTTCTGGTAGTCGGACGGATAAAAGTTGATCGGCACTTCCAGATCGACAACGCCCTTGATTTCTCGGTTGGACGGCGAATTCTGCCAGCCTTCGTTGAGATCGGTGGCAATGATGACGCCAGCCAGCCGCGATGACAGCGGATCAAGCCGGGTTTCCGCAGCCCCTGTCGTGTCTTCGATGACGACATGCGGATAGGTCAGTACCGTTCGGGCGCTGGAAGTGTTCGCCGTGCCGGTCGCGCCGCGAGCCGCGACGGCCTGCTGCTTCGTCAGGCCAAGCGGAAGGTCGGCAATCGCCAAGGCATGCAGGCGACTGGCCACCACGTCCATTTCGGCGCGAACCGTCGCTGCAGGCGAATAACCCGGCGCGATGATGAGTTTCGGGAAATAGCCGAAATTGTTGTAGCACTCGTAGGCGCCAGAAAAACCGGAAGCGAGACCGGCAGGCGAAATCGTGCCGTTGATGTCAACGGTCGTCACCTTGGAGGGATCGGGGTTCGCGCCCTCCTTGTGAACATCCGGATCGAAGACGTTGTTGACGATGATCGTGCCGCCGTCGCCCTGATCGAAGATCGCATCGAGCGCGGCCGGGATCGTGTAACCGGCCTTGTGTACGCCGAACGCCGCCGCACCTTCCGCCCGCGAGCGGATGATAACGCGCTTGTTGATGTAGTCTTCCCGCGCCAGAGCCGTGGCGTGCACGTCCTGAATGGGGGCCGTGCCGTTGACGTAGGTGACGGCGGATTTCACGTCGCGAACGACTGTTACGCCGTCCTTATGTTCGATGACCTCGGGGCCGTGATGGAAAGTTGCCGCCATGTCTCAGGCTCCTTCAGCGGATGCGTCAGCAGGCGCTGCATCATCCTTGCCGGTTTCGACAATGAGCAGCTTGCGGGCGATCAGGTTTTTGACTGTGTCGTTGTCTTCCGGCAGATCGGCGTAGGACGTGCCGGGAAAGAGCATGCGGGTGGTTCCGTCCGCTTCCAGCGGCGTGACCGGACCACTGTAGCGATACGATTTGCGGTTCAAAGGCGTCTTGGCCATATCCTTCTTTCCTTCAGGGGGTTGCGGTTGCGGGCCGGATCGGCGGTTGGAGATGGTGGCGGGCGACGGCCGGGACCGGCAAGGAAATGCGGAGTTCCCAGCGCCAAACGCCGTCTACCTCTTCAATGAGTTGGTCGCGGGTCATGACGACTGGGCCAGCACCAGCAAAGGATCGGCCCTGCACGGCAAGGCGGATATCCTCAAGATGGGTGTAAGCGCCGCCTTCACCGCGCAGCGACCGGACCAGCAGCACGAGCGACCATTCCATGGCGCGGGCTTGTGCGGTGTTGGCAGGGCCTTTCGGGGCCGCATAGCGGGAACCGGCGTAGTGGATAAGCAACGCTGCGGGCAGGTTCGAAAAATCGTAGAGCTTTGGATCGTTCGGGAAATTCTCAACCTTGCATTGGCCAGAGACGTTTTCCTTCAGGTGCGGCAGAAGCGCATCTTCGACCTGTTCGATGATGAGCGGCGGGCGGGCGGTGCGCAGAACCTCGCTCATGAATTCCACCCAAACAAAATACCGGCCACGCGGGAGGGCGGTATAATGGCGTCGGCGCGGGTCGATCCGGCCTCGCCATTGATCGGCTCGCCAGCAATCGGAAGCTCGAATTTTCCGGTGGCCACGGCCTTGATGTTCGACATAGCGGCGTCATGGCGCTCGCGTACTGTGGTCTCGACCTGTCCCTGTCCGCCCGACTTGTCGCGCAGCCGGTAACGGGCAACGTCACCGATCAGTCCCTTGACGAGCTGCGGCGTGGTTTCGGGGGTGAGCGTTTCGATGACGGCGTAACGGGCGCGGGAATAACCGACAAGAATATCTTCGGCAAAGGTGATGGCGGTTTCGATCTTCGCCACGTCGAGCGTGCGACCGGTCATGTCGTTCAGATTGCCGATGCCCGCGATCTGCGAGACTTCGGCAAGGCCGAACATCGTCGTAAATTCGTCAACCGTTAGAAAACGTGGCATCGGTTACGTCCATGGGTGAGAGTGAAAACGAGCGGGATGGATGTGGTGAACCATCCCGCTCGAAAGGCCCGGCTTGGGAGACTTCGGAACGGGCCTTATTTGGGGGTCTTGGGCGTCTTCGCCTTGTCTGCCGACTGCTCGGCAACCTTCGCCAGTTCGGCCTGCACCTCCGCCAGTTTGGTTTCCGCGTCGGCTTTGGCCTGCTTTTCGGTGGTCAGGGCAGTTTCGAGATCCGCGATCTTCTCGCCTGCTTCGACAAGCTCGTCCTGAAGATCAGCGACGGCAGTGCCGACCGCACTCCTTTCGCGGTCCAGTTCATGCGTCAGATCGAAAATCCGGTTTTCGAGCGTTGCGGTATCGAGCAGATGATCCGCCTTCAGCAGGTCGATCCGGCCAGCGGCGGCATCTTCCACCGCCTTCTGGAAATCGATCTCCAGAACGGTGTCCGACATATCGAGAGCATTGGAGAGCTGCTCGGCAAGCTCGGGATTGATGACCCCGGAGGCCGCGAGCTGGAGCGCCAGCGTCGGGGAAACGGTGACGGTCTTGCCAGCCTTTTCTCTAACGCCGTGGACCTTGGCAGGTCCGGTCAGGGTGACGGAAAATTCCTTGTCGTCCATGATCGTCCCCTATCAGGCCGCAGCCGCGCCAGCGTTCTGGAAGAGGAAACCGCCTTCGGCACCCGTGAGGATCGGCCGGCGCTCAACCGTGGTCGGATAGACCCACGACTTGATCGAACGCTCATAGTAGGGCTGTTCGACCTGAGGATAGCCCTGAAGTTCGTAGGTGTAGGCGAAGGACGGAACCTGAAAATTGTCCCCGGTCTCCGGCACAAATGCGAGGATCGCGTCGTTGCCCCAGACATCATTCGCCAGATCGGCGTCCGTCGCCGTTTCCGGCAGATAGACAGCAGCACCGACAACCACCTTCTTCACCTCGAAATAGGCCGCAAGCATGTCGTCGGAGATACTGTCCTTCGACGTGTACTTGAACTGCTCCTTGATCTTCGGGTGTTTTTTCAAGGCGTTGGCCGCACTTGGCCCAAGCGCCAGCGTGTTCGGATAACGCCCGATGCTTCGGCGGATCATTTCCTTCGCATCGTCGAAGTCGGCTTTCGGATCGGAGTTCGGGTCGGTCCAGCGATCAGCACCGACCAGCGCCATCTTATGGTTGGCGTCGTAGTTCGCCGCATTGCGAACGATGTTGGCGCTGTCGATCTCAAGATTGAGATCAAGCACATCCAACACCATGTTGATGGCGCCAGCGCCGAGATTGATGCCCGGAACCTTTTCGGCTTCCTGCTGGTGTTCTGTTGGCACGATGCCTTCCAGACTGTCCTGGACAAGCGAAACAGGATCAGCCGCATAACCATACTGAACGCGTTTGGTAGCCGAACCGGGCGCACGGCGGGTGTTGAGCTTGCGAAATGCTTCCTTGCCGAATTTGATTGTCAGCATCGAGCGATTCGGGATCGAAACACGCGGCAGAAGCGCCGAAGCGATGAAGGTTGAGTTGCGATAGCCGCGTGCATGCGTCGAAAGGATCGGATCGACAACTGCGGCAGAGCGCTGGTTGAGTGTGGTCATTAAAGCGGGTTCCTTACTTGACGAAGACGAAAACGGCGACGAATTCGCCATCGGCCGCAGCGGTGAGCGCACGGGCGAAGACGTTGACGGAATTGCCAGCGGCGGTCTTGACGCCCCCGGCCGCTGCGGAAATGAGCTTGTCGCCCTTGGCGATGGCACCACGGGCGCGCAGGCGCGTGCGGCCAATCATCATGCCCGCGACATCAAGGCCGGGTGTGGCGGGGTTCAGCGCCACGGCCTTCACCGGGCCATCATCCACCGTGATCTTGGCGTCGTTGAAATCGACAAGATCATAGGCATCAAAGGCTGTGGTGGCGGTCAGCGTGTCGCTGAAGACGGACTGGAAATACTGCATTGCGGAGACCTCTGGTTACGACACGGCGGCGACGGCGGAGAGCCAGTCGGTACCGGGATGGTTTTTCTGGTAGGCGGCCGCCTTGGCATGCAGTTCCATGCCGGAAGGATCGACGGGCTTGCCGTCCGACGCAAAGGAAGCCGTATCGGGCTTGCCAGGTTCCTGCATGTCGTAAGCCCCGAACGAAACGATCTTCGGCTGGGCCGCCAGAATGTCGCGGAGCGCCTTGGCGACGGGGATAGCCGTTTCACCAGCCGCAAACGAAACGGAGGTTTCGGCAGGCAAGGCATCAAGGATCGACACGACCTTGCCCTTGCTGTCCGGCAGAAGCTTGCCGTCAGAGACGAGACCTTCCGCAAAGGACACGTTTTCGGCATGGGCGGCGTCGGCTTCGCGCTTCTTGATACGCTCTTCACGCGCCTTCAGATCGGCTTCCTGAGCCGCAAAGGACGGATTGGGGGTGGTCACGGGGGCTGGCTCCTTCAAAGGGGGAACAACGGGGGCGGAAAATGACGGGTGGGAAACGGGCTGCTTTTCGATCTCGGTTTCCGAGAGCCATTCGAGGCGATAGGCGGGCAGCGCCTTGTCGGCATCTTCCATGCCGAATTTCTCGATGATGAAATCACGCAGCGACCGCATGATGCTGGCGGTCTCCTCGAAACCGCGTTCCCCGAAGGACGAGGCGAAGGTGGCGCTGCCTTCAGAGGAGGAAAAGGCAACGTTCTTCAGGCCGGAGACGGCCGGAGCCGCGCCGCCGAGAAAACCGATATGTTTCGGGTACCATGTACCGGGGGTCGGGTTGGCCGCCTGATCCGGCGAAAAAAGCTGAAGCGATACCTTTTTGTAGGTGCCCTTTTTGACCTCTTCGGCAAAGGCCGGGTTGATCTCGCTGACCGTCGCATAGAGACGGTTGGTCGTAGCGTCGAAATCGAAGCTTTCGGCCCATGCGAAGGCCGGGGCATCGGTCGAAGGATGACCGACGACAACAGGTGCTGGCGCAGTCTCATAATCGTAACCGTCCGCCATCGCCTTCAGGTCGGCGGCGGTATAGGTCAGCTCAATGCCTTCCATCGACTTGAAGGTGCCGGGGCGGAAAACTTCGATACGGGCAGTTGCGGAAGCGGTGGTCATGTCGGCTCCAGAAATCATCTGAAGCGACCATGGGGCACGCCGAAAAAGAAAATGACCGGAACTCGGTTCCGGTCAGTTGGACTTGGCATGTATGGAGACAATGCGTCATGTCGGGATTGGTTTCAAGCCCGGATCGCATCCCGAATGCGGGAGCAAGGCCGCAACCGGCTCACAGCCGGTTTCTAACGCGTCTCTAACGCGGGGCTAACCCAAAATCGGTATGAGCGGACACCCGAAAGGCTTATGCGCACCAGCGGGCGAAAATTTCAAGGGTGTTATTCGACCTCCAACCAGTCTTCCGCAATGGCAAAAATCTCTGTCTCGTCTTCGGACGAAAGACCGAGATAGGGTCGCGCCGGGATGGTGACTTTCCGATTCCGGCCCGCCTCGCCGCCGAGCTGGTGAATGGCGGCGTAGACCAGCGCCGAACCGATACGGACATCGTTCTGGCTGGCGACCATGTTGATCGAGCCACGCAAGGCTCCTGACGCCCGCAGGATCGTGATCGGCGCGTTGCCGTATTTTCTCATGCGCAGATCTCGCGTCACCAAAGACAACGTTTTCCAGCGCGAACCGTCCGGTGCGGTTTCGCTATCGAAGCGTTCGTCTGTCGAATTCAGCAGATGCTCACCGACATTCTTGTGAAACCCTTCGCGGTTCGCCATGCGCTCAACCAGCTCCGCCAGCTTCTCGCGCACATCCGCGTCGTTGATCGTGGTTTTGTAGCTGATGCCTGCCATTGGACTTTTCCGCTATCTGGGCCTATATTGTCATTGTCAGTGAGCGAGACCGGCGATGGTCACGCCAGTTCGCTGGCACAAAGGCCGGATCGCTCCCGGCCTTTTACTTTTTCGGGCGCTTGTAAATCAGCTTGCCGACACGCCGTTTCTCCAGCGCCACGAAATCTGCGTCACCCTTCTTGTCGGTGAAATCGAAGCTGGTGACCGCCTCCCACGTCTTCTCCCCGATCTCGAAGACGATCTGCATGGCGGTTTTCGGATCGACACGAATATAGCGCCGGTCCACGACCAGGTCGCCGCTTTCGACCTTGCGGGCGACGCCCATCCAGATTTCGTCCGGATCAAGCAGCGCCTCCGCCATCATCGACATGACGCGATGCCGGTTACGTTTCAGCGCCTTCAGCTCACCATGCCGATTTCTGAAGAGCAGATCGGAAACCGGGATTTTCGTGCCGGATTTATCTTCGAACAACACGGCCCGCTCGATATCGGCTCCGAAGGGTTTCAGGAAGGCGCGGACATAATCTTCCGCCGTCTGGCCATCCTTCAGCAGTTTCGCCTTGAATGGTTTTGCCGCCTTGACGAGATCGGACACCGGCTCCGGCGTGTCGATCGCGACGGCCATGCGCGGATTGTCGAGCAGCTCGTGGCCTTCATCCATCAGGCTGGACGGCGTTAGACCACGCTCCCAGAGATCACCCGGCATATAGTCCCAGCCGTAACCGATGCCCTGCGGCTGCTCGATCAGCGTCCCGGAGATCGGGTCGATCAGCGGCATCATCAGATCGGCGGGCGCTTCGTCGGGACCGTCCTTGCCCCGGCGCTTCAGGTCGCGCAGCGAGAGCGAGCGGACGCCGCAGGAGCAATACCAGTCGTTCGGGGGAAAGTGCTTTTTCCACCATGGATCATCATGGCGATAAATCCTGCCGTGCAATGCCTCATGCGATGGCCGGGGAATTTTCGGCTTGCGGGTTTCCCCGTGCCGGTATTCCCAGAACGGCCGCAGCTTTAGCACGTCCGGATCACGCATCTGCTTCAGGCGGCCCGCCATATAAGAGGTGCGCATGTTTGTTTCGAAAATGACGCGGGTGCGCCAGCCGTATTCGCCCTTGTAGGTCCAGCCGTATTTCGAGACTATCCGGTCGAAGTCGTTTCGAAAATCCTGAAGGGTGCCGCCCTTTTCCATGATGTCGGCAATCGCCGTCTGGAAATCGGAGAGCATCGCCAGATCACTGGCACCGGCGATGACGAAAGCACGGTCATGGGTGCCGCGCATGGCGTCGGTCCACACCTTGGTGGGCTTTCCGCGTTTCTGCCTGAAGAACTCTATCTGTTCCTTGAAAGGCTGGTTGAAAACATCGGCGTCGGCAAAACTCGCCTCGTCCTCGCCATCAAGAAATACTGCCTCACGCCCTTGAAGGGCGGAAAGCTCCAGCGCGTCACCGAGCAGAATTCCTAACGCGTCGGGAGACCATTTCGCGCCGAGCTGGAGAACGGCGCGGGCGACAGCCGGGAGATCGGCGGCACTGTCTATGGCTGAGCGGATGGCGTTCAGGCGGCGCGTGAGATGTCCGCCCGTCAGTTCCTCCACCCGGTCGGCAAGATCGCTGACCGGGTCGGGATCGGCGGCAAAGCCTACCGAGCTACGGAGTTTTTTTTTACGTCGAGCGGCCCGAACAGGGCGGCGAAGGCCGGGTTCTCGGCGGCGGCTTTGCGCAACACGGCATCACGCTTGCCACGTTCCGAGAAGGCGAAGCGCGCTTCCACCAGCCGGTCAATGGCCGTTTCCGAAAGCGCATGCGTCAGTTCAAACGACACGATGAACTCGCGGGCAGTGTCGTCATCGTCCATCATGGCGGCCGATTTGAGGATTTCAACCAGCGCCGCGTTTTCGGACGTGGCGGCTTCCGCCTTCGCTTTGCGGGTTTCGGCCTTGGACTTTTCGTTGCTCGGGCGCACGCGCCAGACGCGAGGAACGCCAGCACCGGGGAAGTTATAATCGATCAGCCACTGCACGAGCTGCTCGTGGAACGTATCGGACAGATGATCGGCATCGCTGTCCACCAACAGGTCGAGAATATCGGCATGGGTTTCGGCGGCAGCTTTGGAACCGTGAGAACCGATATCGGTGGTGAGGGTTTCGCCAAGGATACAAATAGAAATCTGGCGGTCCCAATATTCCATCCATTCCCGGTAGCTGACCGATCCGGAGCGCGCTGCTTCCAGAAACTTTACATCCGCGCCTTTCGGCACGGTGATGGCGGCGCTGGTCTGGATGCTGGCAAGCTTCTGCAGAAGCTGGTTCTGCTCGTCCGAAAGCATGCCATAGGGCGTTTCGGCAATGACGGTCGGGCCTGCGAACTTCTCCAGAAAATGCAGCCAGAAGGCGACACCCTCACGCTTGAACAGCACTGCCCAGAAAAGCTGCGAACCGAGACCAAGTCCATAAGGGTTGTTGCCGACGACGCCATGGCGATGCACGATGAACTTGCGGTCGGGTAGTTCTTCGCCCTCATTCATGTTTGTCCAGGTCAACAGGCGCGGCCGCCCGTCCTGACCGAAGGCGAAGCGGCGCTGATCATGGGTCACGATCTTTTCGGGCACGATCCGGTTATCATCGCGCTTCCAGACCACTTCCGAAACGGAAAAACCCTTCAGGATAGCGCCGCCGGACAGGTCTTCGGAAATGCGGTCGAACGGCAGCTTCTTCAGTGTCTTCCGCACGAAGTCCGCCGCGTCCACATCCTGCGGCTTGTCGGAAGCGGCAATGCACTCCCACTCGCGGGCGACAAGATGCTTGTTGCGCTTGGTGAGGATGGCGGAGGCATGCGTGTCGCGCTTGATCTCGTCATAGATTTTGAGACCCTTGCCGCCGCCACGCTGGATCAGCGTATCGTCGGCGTGCTGGAGCGCGCCGCTGAAAAACGGGATGGTGATATCGTTCGTCGCGTTAGCAATCAGCGAGCGGGCATCCGCAGGCAGGTTTTTTCGCTCGGCTGCTGTCACCGCTTCCGCTGCAAAAGAGGCCGATTTCTGTTTATTGCGACGGCTCATAGACGATACCCTCCAAGTCTCTGCTGACCGCTGTTCGCAGCCGTATTAATCCCGCCGCCCGCTCCGGCCGTCGCACCGCCCGCATATTCGAGCGTGTGCTGCCAGAGCATGTCGAGGCAGTCCGGGCCGTCATCGTGATCGGCGTTCGGCCATTGCTGAAGCTGGTCGATCAGCGTCTGTTGTGTTTTGTTGAGGCGGATCAATCCTCCCGCGACGGGCGGCTGAAGCCGCTCGATGCGTAAATCCTTGTCGGCAATCGGCGTCACCGGCACGGCGGAAATTCCAACACCCTGACGCGCCGCCGTCGCCATCAGCGTGGTGCGCAGGAATTCCTGAAACTGGACGGCTTCCACGAACCACAGCAGGCAGCGATATTGCCGCTGCATGGCGATGACATCGGAAATGATGATATCGGGCAGACGGCGGCGAATGGAGGCTTCCAGCAAATCCATCGTGCCATGCAGCCGGTTGAAGCCGCCGATAAGAATAGCGCTCGGATCGCGGCCATGGCCCTTTTTACCAAGCGACGGGTCGATGGCCCCGAAATGGATAAGGTCAGGCTGCGACACCACCCAGAATGTCAAATCCTTGAAGGGGCTGGCCTCGTTGACCGGCTTGTTCTGGTACTCGGTAGCGAAGCTGTCATGGTCGGACGCCCGCTCCAGCATGAGGAAGATAAGCGGCTGGATCGCGGGCCAGTTGACGATGGCACCGGCGTCCATGTCCGCCTTGCGCTCGGCATAAAATGTGCGGGCGGCGTCCTCACCGTCATTCTGGTAAACTTCCTCAAACTGGTCCCAAAGGTCCATCCGGTCGGGAAACTGAATGACTGCCTGAAACTCGGCAACACGCCAGACCGGCGATTTCGCGGCCCGGACAAGCACGGCGTCATAATGAAGGACGGTCCCGACCCAGACCACGTCCATGGAACCGTCAGGCGGACCCACCTTGAGGGCAGCGCGCTTGATCCATGTTTCCAGCTTCTTGCGCTGCTCGGGCGAACGCACGGCCTCGTCATTCTCCAGATCGTCAAAAAACATCAGGTCCGGACGATACGGGCCATGGCGGCGGCCGCGCAGTTTCTGGTTCGCGCCAAGTCCTTCGACACGGATATTGTTCTTGGTGACGATCTCGCCTTCACGCCAGACACGCCCCTGACCGGTAACTTCCGGAAAGTCATTAGCAAGGCGCGGGTTTTCCGTCAGTTCGGCCTTGATCGCTTCGATCAGCAACGCGGCCTGCGCATAGACATCGCAGACTTCCAGAATATAGCGCTTGTAGCCAAGGCAGATGCAATAAAGCGCAAAACCGAGTGACAGGTGCGTGGATTTGGACGAACCGCGAGGCGCGATAAACAAATCTCTAACGCCCTTTTCGGAGGCGAGGATTTCCGGAACGCGGCCAAAGATCGTCTTGTGAAACAGGCTGTGTTCGCCCTTCACATAATGCGGCAGGTAGGTCTCCAGAAAATACTGGAAGCCCGTTTCGGGAATTCTGACTTTAGCCAGGCGCTCGGCTTTGGCCTTCGGATCGGCCGCAAAGGCGGAAACCGACAGGTCCACCCAACGGGCAAGCTTGTCGGCTTCGCTTGATATCCAGTCGCGAAAATCCTTGTCGCTGACCTTCGCCTTCAGGACCGGTTTTTTCATCATGACGAGAAAGCGCTCGCAATCCTGTCACCGAACGGAACAAGGATTTCCTGCACCACGGAAATGTGCTGCGGGAACTGCTCCTGAACGAAGGCAATGAGATGCTGGACAACGGACTGCGCCACGCCCAACTCGGAGATTTTCGGGGCCAGCTTTCCGGCAGAGGCCGTGACCTTCACCATGGCATCGCCCAGCGCCACCATGTGCTTGATCTTCTGGTCAATGCTGAGGTCTTTGTTGTTCTTGACATCGTCCAGCAGCGCCTGCGCCATGATGACGAAATCTTCGACAACCGATGACACGACAACGTCGAGACCTTCCCCGGCAAGAACAGCGCCGGAGCGGGCCATGTCCCAATCGTCGCCATCGGCCTTCGCCGCCGCCTTCCAGCGCCCGATAGTGGCCTGACTGACGTTCAGCGTCACGGCGATTGTGGCAAGCGTCATGCGCCGATAGACATAATCGGAGCGGGCCTTGCGGCGGGTTTCCATATCGTTAGCCACTCAAGCCGCCTTTCAGAATAAATGTCATGATGCCGCCGATGATCGCAGCGGCCACCAGCCATACGACCTTGCCGATGGAGGTTTCGATTTTGGTGAGACTGGTTCGGATGCCGTCCATCCGCTCATCACGGACGGCGCTATCCCGCTCCAACGCGGTTACACGAACGGCCACTTCATCGATCCTCGTGTGCGCCTGTTCCACTTTGGTGGCGATATGAGCAGGGAAATCAAAGCCGTTCATCGGCGTCCTCGAATGGCGGCAGCAATCGCATTCAGACCGCCGCCGACAGCCTGAATACCGAAGAAGGAAAGAAGGATCGCGCCCTGCCACTCGTCAAAGGGCGCGGGAAATTTCGGGATTGCCCAGCCCAGCTTGAAACAGGTGTCGAGCGTGACGAGCAGGAGATGCAGCGCAAAGCACCCGGCGATGATCGCCGTGATCAGCCGCATTTCCCAGAAGCCGGAAGAGGCCAACCGGATTTCCTTGGCGTTCCGGGCGGCGTCGATCTGACGGTTGACATCGGAAATCGCAGCATCGGCAATAAGCCGTTGCTGGTCGTTGTCCGCCTTCAGCCGCATTTCATAGGCGCGGGTCAATGCGCCAGCGAGATCACCGGAAAGCCATCGCAACAGGGCAGCTATCATCAAATCCCCTTGATGCGATTGACGGACCAGCGGCCCGAACCGAACATGTAAAGCGCGCCGCCGCCCATCAGCAGGGCCAGCGCCGAAACGCCGAAGGCCCAAGGATTGTTAACCCCGACAAGGGCGGAAACCCCGGCCGTCACCAGAGTGCTGCTGAGAAGGGTTTTCACCGAACCACTGGCGGAGGGCTTCACGTCATCGGCCGTTGCCAGTGCGTGATTGGCGTCGGCTTCCTGAAGCGGAACCGATGCGGCCTCAATGGCGTCGAGAAAATTCTTGTGATAGCCGGCGATCAGCTTCGCCTTGTCGGTGCCGTTGACGATCCGGCGCGCACTTTCGGCATCGTCAACCTTGTCGTTGAAATAGTCGGAAAGCCGGTGGGCACCATTGGTGAACAACCCTTCGGCCATGCCGACGATGGCGATGCGGGCGCTGATAACGGGGTCCATCGCCAATGCGGGATTGCCAACGAGATTGACATTCAACCGCTTGCCAAGTGCATCGTAGTTGACCTTGTGGGTGATCTGGATGAAACCACGCCCGAACCAGCCGTCGCGCCAGTATGGATTTTTGACGGAGCCGAGTTTCCCGGCCTTCCAAGCTGCTTCAAGACGGCTTTTCGCCTGCGGGTCGGAAGAGGCATTCGCCTCGCGGATCGGCTGCATCTTGCCGCCCGTTTCGTGGAAAATCTGCGCGAGAATGTTTGCCAGCCAGCGGCGGTCGATCAGTTTGTAATATTCCCACTGCTCCAGAATGACGTTGATGCCATCAATCTGGCTTTGCGTCAGGCGGCCACCAAACGGGGCGCGGCGAATGTAGGAAAAGAAGGTGGTCTGGTTTTTGATCGTGGACATGTCGCCTCGCGGGTGCGGTTTGCAGTTGCGAGGACATTGGCAAGGTCACCAAAAGAAAATGACCGGAACTCGGTTCCGGTCAGGTGTTTTCGAAAAGATCAAACTGATTGCTTGGCGGAGCGTTAGCAACTTCGCGGACCCACCGCTGCGTGATGCCAAGGCGTCGGGCAATTTCCCCGCGGGACAGCCCCTCCGCCTCCAGCCGCCGAATATCGGCCTTCATGCTGCGCGGCGGGCGGCAGTGCGGGACCGACAAAAGCGATCCGCCCATATATTTGCATACCTCATACCCATCCTCTTTGCCAAGAGCCAGAATGACGGCATGCTGATCGTGCGGGTTTTTCGGAAACTTGATCTCCATGCCGCCATACGTCTGCACGATCTTTAACGCCAGACGCATGCCAATGGTTTCAGCGATTTCCTCAATGGATGCGGGCATCGGGCGAGCGTCGGTCATACCAGTACCGCCCGACTGCCGGAAACCATATTCCGCAAAACCGATTGCATAACGATGAGCGCCGCTGCTACACGTTGAGCGTTAGAAACGGGGGTGTTTCCATGAAGTCGCTTATTGCCGCCATTTTGTCTTTCGCTACGCCTTTCGCGGCCCATGCTGGTGCCGATTGGCAGAAAAAGGCGCTCTCCGCCGTCAAGGCGGAAAAGACCGTGCTGGACGCCAAATGGCGTATGCCGAGCCAAAACGTACTTTGGGTGGCAATGGCGGCAGACGGCAGCAGCAGGGATGGTTTTGCCGAATATCTGTGCGAGGTTATCACCGACACTGCCCCGGCTGGCGCGTTGAAGACCGTTTGGATTTACGACCCCGCAACCTACAAGGCTGGCGGTACGCCGATGGGAACGGCTGCTTGCAAGTGAGATCATCTCTTGCCTGCCTTTCCACGCTTCTCCATTGATTTCAGCGCAGACACAATCGGCTCTGCCTGTATCTGCGAAAGAAAATCCACATCGACCACAACGTTGGTCTCTTCCGGTGAAACGAACCGCTTGCAGAAGCTGTTGAGCGCATTCACGGAAGCGTCGTCTATCACGCCAAGCCGTGCGCAAGACTTCCATAACGCATGTATGTAACGCGACCACGGCCGATTGGCTGTCGGGCGATGTTTTTCTAGCTTTCCCTTAGCCGACTTCCCCGGCTGAACCTTGAAGCCAAGGCGTTTGAATTCGTCCACCACGGAAATGCGCTGACGTTCCGACATGGCGCGAAGCGATGCAACTCCCGTCACCCGAACGAGCAAAGCGCGGTACTCGGTTTCGTCCAGTTCAAACTGCGATTTGGCGACGTTGATCATTGCGATGGTGTTCATGCCACACCTGCCATTTCCGCTTCAGCCATAGCCGCCAGTACGGATTTCGCGAAGAACACCGGCGTAAAAACGCGGGCATAGACAAATTCGACTGTCATGCCCTGCTGTTCGGCAGCGATCCAATGCACGTCGCGGTTTTCCACTTCGGTGAAAACGGAAGCAATCGCTTCTGCTTTCGTGGGACGGAAGCTGTGCGGCAGCAGCGTTCCGTCAGGGCTGCAAAGAGCAAAGCCCTGCGCGAAGGAAGACGGTATGGAGCGATCAGAGGTCATCGGCGGCCTCCAACTCTTGTGGGTGACAAGACATGGTGTGCTTGTCGCCGCGAAACAGTACCTGGACGTAATGACCGGCGCTGGCGTTCTCCGGCATGATCGTGCCGATCCGGCCCGTCACGGTGTGACGGACGAACTGATTGACGGTGACTTCCACGCCGTAGTAGTTGCGGACGTAATCGTAGCTCACGCCGCACCTGCCGTTTCCAGCTTGGGGCGGCGGCTGTCCGCCCAAGCCCTGAAAGCATCGAACTGGCAGCGCGAGCAAGGGTGCATTTCACCCTCAATGAAGCGGTCGGCGCGTTCGGTCTTGTCGGCAGCAATCGCGGGGCCAAAGCATTCTAGCAGCCACCGTGCAACGCCGTCTTGAAACGTGATTGTTTTCTCCATCGTCGCGCCTCACTGAACCGTTGAAATTTCGAGTTCGAGAGGCTCGATTGCGAACACCTCGCCCTCCGATTTGATCGTGACGCCCGCGACGGTGCGCGCCTTGTCGGGATCGTTCAGCATCGCTTCCTTGTTGATTTCCTCTTTCTCGCGGATGAACGCCTTCAGGCCGAGAGACTTGAGAGCCTCAATGACGGCTTCAGCGCCACGGATGGAAACACTGGCAGGAAGTGAGCGCCACCGGACGGTGCCCGTGCCGAAGTCATGGAATTTCACCTTGTCGTTATTGGTGAGGATCATGCGATTGGCTTCGCACCATGCCTGCACACCGCGCTCGTGTTCCGCCAGCTCGGCAGCAAAATCGGCAGTATCGGCTTCGAACTTTTCGCCGATCATCCTGATTGCTTCGTCCGCCAACGCCTTTTTGGCGGCGATCTCGCGGCGCAGTGTGCCGACGCGGCCGACTGCCCAGATAGCGCCCTCGCGGGTCTGGGGAACGCGGGAGATGGCCTTGGATTTCTTTTTCAGTGCAGATTTCATGTGGAATGGACCTCGTATCAGGCGGTTTCGGTAGGATTGTTGGAAGGGGTGGCCTTGCGAGCGCTGGCGAAGGCGGAAAGGGACACCACCTTCTCCGAAAGCAGCGGGCGCAGATCGACTGGCGCAGGCGTCACGGATTGCAGCACCGCCTCCATGTCCTTGGCATGGGCCTCGCAGGACGAAAGAAGGCTGGCAACGGTTCCGGCCGCTTCCGGCGGCATCGCAACGCCGCCAGTTTCGTGGGCCTTCAGATGAATGCGCAGGAGAGACAGGAGAGCCGAGAGCTTCAGCATCTTTGGGTTCCTTTCAATGATCGGAGACAAGGGCGATGGAAGAAAGAAGCTGACCGTTGAGCGGAACATGCGGGCGGCCGGTCAGGTATTCGATGGTCATTTCCATGTGCTTCGCCTCCATTTCCATGAGGCGCAGCGTTAGAAAAAGCTCCGGGGCATCCAGCCCGTTGACGAGCGGCAACAATCGGTCGCGCAGTTGCGCGGCGGCGTCAGACAGCATTTGCGGCCTCCGGCTTCTTCTGGTTTTTCGGGTTTTGCGGGCATGACTGGCACGCCAGCCACTGCTTCAGCTTGACGGGGTCGCTTTTCGCCATCGGTGCGGTGCGGTGGCTTTCGCAAGTGCCGGGGGCGATGGCGTCACGAACATGCGGGCACCAAACCTGCTGCCCGTAGAGTGCCATGACCTTGTGCGCGATCTTCGCCTGCACCTTGTTCATGCCCGCGCTGTATGTGCCGGAGCAAAGCAGCGAGATCGCGGTGCGCGACACGCCCAATTCGTCACCGATCTGCTTTTTCGTGCGATAAGGCTTGGCAGCTTCAGCGCGCAGAACGTCCAGCCATGCGGGATCGACAAGAGGCATCAGGCTTGCTTGGCGCATGGCACGGCCTCTCTGGTATTGGGATCGTAGACGCTGCCGTCAACACTGCTGACGACAGGCGCCAGCAGTCCCGAATTGCGACTAAGCCGGTAGCGCATCTGGCCTCTTGGACCGCGCGGCAATTCGATGAGATAGCCAGCCCGTTTCAAAGCGAGCAGGTATTTCCCTGCCTCCACTTCCGGCTGCTTCAAGGGCCAGTTCGCCGCCATAACCAGTTCGGCCGCCATGAAAGTCCCTGACATTCGCATGACGGACCAGAGCCGCTGACGAAAACTGTCGGAAGGAGGTGCTGCGGGGCGGATAGGCTGCACCGGCGTCGGAATATTGCCGGTGCGTTTCGCCTTTTGCCCTACGGCGGTAAGCTGGTAGCAACCCATCTTGCGGCGCTCGATCAAAGCGGCAGTGACCATCTTTGCCGTGACGCGGGCAAGCTGTGTCCGCGTCAGGCCCGATTTTTCCTCAAGCGCGTCCAGCGTCAGGCATACGGTGCCGTCGAGCGCCTCAAAAATGCGGTCAAAATGAAGAGTCGAACTATCCCGTTGCATCATGCAAACTCCGGGACATGGATGGGCTTGCTAGTGCGCCGGTCGCTGAGAACCTTCAGCCCGGCCATATCGGCCACGGTCACGCCTGCCGGGTCGGGATCGGCGCGCAGGCCGAATTTCTCGATGTTGGCGATGGCTTCCAGAACTTCACGGTTAAAGCCCTGCGAAACCTTCAGCACGAAATCAATGAGGCAATCCGCCACCTTCACTTCGCATTTGCGGTCGATCAGCAGCCGAATATCCTCACGGCTGGCCTTCTGGAATTTGACGCGCTGGCTGATGCGGCTGGAAATCTGCGGGAAGCGGGAGATATTGTCGTTGATCTTGCCCATACCCACGAGGATGACGGGCATTTCCAGCATGTCGGAAATGTCCCGCACCGTTTCGAGCAAGGCTTCCTTGGTCGAAATATGGTCCGCCTCGTCAATGACGAGGCCGAAGGTGCGCTTGGACATCAGGGCGGCAGAATGTCTGCTGCCAAGCTCGCGGAGGATAGTTTCGTATTTTTTCTCGATGCTGTAGGGCGGCTTGACGGGCAGCGCTTCCAGCAGCTCGTTCATCATCCACGCGGATTTCCATTCCTTTTTGGCGCGCAGATAGACCCAGCCGCTTTGCGCCACCCAATTCTTGAGCGTCGTGGTTTTACCCAAGCCGGGTTCGCCATCGACCACGGCAAGGCAAGCCTCCTGCGCGCCACGATCTTCCAGAGCCGACAGCGCCGAAAGAAAGCGCTTCACGTTGCTGGTCTCGACAAATGTATTTTTCATGCGTATTTTTCCTCGTGTGTGTTGGCGTCAGGCAGCGGCGCGGATGACGTTTCGAAGGGCGTCCACGTCGATGCCTGACAGTCGAAACAGCTCAATGGTGGTTTGCCTCTGGAGGCATCGACGCAAAACACCCACCTGATTGGCTGTCAGTTTTTCCGAATTTTCTAACGCCCATGCCGCAAGCGCCTCATCGGTCGCGAAGGTCAGCCTGCGGTTGGTCTCTGCGGCTCCGGACGCCGCTGAAGGGGTTTCCGAATTGTCGATCACCAGAACGGGACCGGCGGGAACCGGTTCGGGGGTAATGTCGATGAAGGGCATCGGCTGGATCGGGGTCTCTTCCAGCAGATACGGGGCGATGTATTCGGCATCGATGTCGCGGCGCTTCGCCTCGTTGCGCTTGACGCGACCCTTGTGGCGGGCTTCCTCCGCCGCCTGCTGGAAGGTGCGCGGCACATAATCGGCCTTGTTTCCGGTGAAATCGGCAACGCAGATCAGTGGCCCCGGCTGGCCTTCCTCGCGGTCGATCTCGCGCACCCATACATAGCGGGCCTGCGCGAAATCATAGCCGACCATGACCTCTTCGCCGTGGTAACGCTCCAGCGCCGCGTGGTAATACTGGTTGGTGTTCCATTCCACGAGACCGCGACGAGCGACACGGATTTCGTAGGGGCGGAACAGATCGTCACGCAGATCGTCATCAACCGGGACCGGCTCGAAACCGTCAGCGACATGCAGCGCCCAAAACTCGTTGGGGGAATAGTGCCGGTACTTTCCGGTGCGTTCATCGCGGAAGCGCGGCAGACCGTCATGCGGGCGGTTATTGTACTTGGCGATGGCTTCCTCGCACATCGCGCGGAAATCGTCCCATGACGGCAGAAGGCGGGATGAGCCGAATTCCTTCAGGTCGCTGCGGGTCGCCTTGTGGGCGATCTTGGCGGCTTCCTTGTCCATTTCCGCGCCGAGATAGGTGGGCAGCTTGCGGGCCAGCGGGTTCCAGACCGTGCCGTTGAAACGTTCGATAATGCCCTTGGCCTGCGAATTGTACGGCAGCGCATGCATCTTGGTGATGGACAGGCGGCCCATCAGGCCGTTTACATCGCCGTCGAATGTCTTGTTTTTGTAGCCCGGGCCACGGTCGGTATAGAAGATGGCCGGAATGCCGTGGTCGCAGCAGGAGTTGCGTAGGGCCTCCGTCACCGAGATGACGTTTTCCTTGAGCGCAATGGAGAAGCCGACACACCTCCGGGTCGCCACGTCAAGGATGGAGGTAATTTCCGGCTTGAAGGGCTTCTTCGAAAACGGGTTTTCGACTTCGGCGTCGAACGTCTTCCCGTCTGCCGTATAGATCGTGGTCGGGAACAGGTTTTCCGTCGAGCGTTGGATATAGGCCATGCGCGACCGAAGCGTTAGAAGTCCCTCGCGACCGACATTCTTTTCAATGTCGTTCAGCTTGTGCTTCAGCGTATAGCGCACATGCTCAATGGTAAGCTTGCTGCCGGGGTTTTCAGCCTTATAGTCTTCCAACGCTTCCGTTGCCGCCAGCTTGGACGGTTTGCAGTAGAATTTGAGGAAGGCGGAAAACTCTGCCGAGATAGGTTCTTCTGTCTTCGTTAGTGCAGGTGCAAGGGCGGTGATGCCGCCAGCATCGCGGGCGCTGAACCACTCATAGAGGGTGGCGCGGGAAATCCGAAACTTGTCGCCCGACCGGTCATTGGCAAGGCGCAGGGTATCTTCCAGCAGGCCAAAACCATCCGGATCGGCAAGAAGCGAGACGCGTTCCAGCAGGACGCGCTCCCGTCCCGTCAGAGCCTCACCGGCTTCGACCTTCTCCTTGGCGATGTTACGCTCGGCATGTTCTTCCTGTGCCTGGACAAAGTCCAGTATGGCCTTGCGGCGGCCCCAACCGCCCTTCATGGCGATATAGCGGTCGATGGCGAGCAGGATTTCGCCGCGTGCCTCCATGGCCTGACGCTGGCGAAACCGCAGCGACGTGACCGGCAGCGCCGCAACCTTTTTGCGGGCGGTCTCGCGCTCTTTCTCCTGAGCGGCAAGCTGGTGCGCCCTGATTTCGCGACCGGTGATGACCGTATGCATGATATCCGGCAATACATTCAGGTGATATTCCCGACCGCCACCAACGGCGGCGCGGTCGCGGCACAGATTTTCCGGAAGGTCGTTCCAGCCTTCTTCTTTGGCGCGATCTCTAACGCCTCGTTCCGAGTTGGGAAAAGTGCTGCTTTTCAAGCCGCGTTCCTTGGCGATCTTCGCCAGTTCCCCTGCGGTAAACCAAACATTGGCTGTCATCGTTTTGCTCTCCTGCGGGTATCGAGCGCCCGAATACGGGCGTCGATTTCCTCGCGATGTTCTTCCAGAAGGCGCTGCTCAATCAGGTCGGCATACTCGTTCTCGATCACGGTCAGCCCGAACTGCCCCGGCACAAAGCCGAGCAGGTCTTTCGCGCCGGTGGCGTGAACGAGTGCGATGAAGGCATCGAGCGGGATGCGGTGGCCCTCCGAGCCTTCGGAGGTCCACTTGTTGAGCATTTCCACCGATACCTTCCGGTCGAGAAATTTGCTGATCTGCTGGGCGATTTCATCGCGGCTGAAGCCGTCCTCGCGGGCATCACGAAGGGCATGGGCAATCAACCGTGCAATTTTATTTTCCAGCCGCCCGCGACCGGCCACGTCATCGCTGTAGCCGACAGCCACCTTGGGAGGCTCCCAGCTGAACAGGTCTTTGGTGAGGGGATCGCGGCGGCGGGCCATTATTGGATGCGTCCCCGGCGCTTGAGCGAAGCGATGACGCGGTCTTCATTCTGGTCGATGACGCTATCCAGATCGTCGTCCTTCAGGTCAGCAAAGAACTTGCTCAGGATCGCGATGTTCTTCTTCATCTCCGCGATGCGGGCATCGACTTGCGCAGACACCGCCGCGTCAGCGACGGGTGCAGGAAGGGAATTCAGGGTGCGCTTGACGGTCTCCAGCTTCTTTTCCGCTGGTGTCATCGCTGTTCCCTTGCGGAAAATCGTCACCGCCTCGCTGACCGTAGACGCGGCAGGGGTGTCAGAAAGAAGCAGGTCCAGAACACCAGCCTGAGCAGCCGGTGATTGCTCGGAAAGCTCTTTCAGGCCAGACTGGTGATTTGCCAAACGTGTTCCAGCCAAGCGCTGGCGGCTTTCCGGGGTCAGGCCAGTCCAGATTTCAACGGCAAGCTCAATGGAGCGGCGGGACATGCCGATTTTCTCAGCCATCGTGGCGGCAAAACCGAAGATTTCCGGGTTTTCCGCATCAGAACGCAAATTTTGCGTTCTGATTTCCGACTTGCGGTCGCCACCATTTTTGCTTTCCGGATGCAGGCGTTCATAGACCTGCTTCAATTCGTAAAGGTGCTGGCAGCGGTCGAGTTTGTTAAGATCGTACCGGCCAAGGTTCTCCATCACCTCCTCAAGCCGTGCATCGTCGTCGGTTTCCGCATTCGAAACGGTAGAAGGGATTGCCTCCCATTCGAGAAGGCGGATTGCTTCGAGGCGTTTGCGCCCCGCAACCAGACGAAAACGGTTGCCCACGGCGCGGACACGGATGGGATGCTGAAGGCCAGAACTGGCAATGACGAAGGCAAGCGCCTTGGCTTCGTCAGGATCGAACGAGCGGGCGCGGTTTTCGGGAATGTCGATCTCGGAGAGGGGAATGTCACGCACCTCTTTCGTGCGAACATCAATCTTGGCGACGTTTTGCGGTTTGGGCATCTATGAGACCTGAAATATAGGTGATGTTGTCTGAGCGGAGCCGCCAGCGGGGGACGGCACGGCGGCTCCGCAGGATCGCGCCGGACGCAAGAACCGGATCGGCGCGATGAAAGAGAAGGATCAGGCGGCGGAAGCGTCGTATCTGTCCGCGATCTCACGCAGGCGGCTGGCCACAAGCTTCGCGGCCTTGGCCTCAGCGTCACGTCTGATTTCGGCAAGGGTTGCGGCGTACAGCTGCGCAGCGAGTGTGTCGAAGTCGCTGGACGCAGGGATTTCCGTAATCATCGCAAGCACGCTGATCCCACGCGTCTCGGGATCGATTTCAGGGACAATCGATGGGCGAACTGGCCCCGCACTCTCCGGCACTGCCACCATGGCATCGACCGCATGGACCGCAAACTCCGCTTTCGCCTTCACCGATGACGGCTGAAATTCAGGCAGCGCGGCTGCAAGCTTTTCCTGCGCGGTGGCGCGACGGTGACGGCGGTCGTTCTGCGATTCCCATCGCTTTTCCTGCTGGGCGGTGGACGCAACCGGAACGGAAATAGCGGCGTTTGGCCCCTCGCCACCTGGGCGAGGAATGAGGTTTGCCTGAACACCGGCAATCCAGCGCTTCACAATGGCGCGCGGCGGCGGCTCGATATGGAGGAAACGCAAATCCTGAGCGAAATCCTGATAAGCAGTCTGGCCGTTGTAGCTGGCAGACTGCGCTTCATCCCATAGACGGGCGGCAGACGAGATGGCGGGTTTAGGCAAGTCATGGAAAAAAGGAATGACTTCACTGTCAGCAGAGCGAACGGAGTTGGACAACATGTTGCTCAT